GACTTTATCAAGTTATCGGGCGCGACAATCCAGCACGGCGGCAATAGCGCGCATTATGCGCCGGCGTCCGATTACATTCAGTTACCGGCGCGGGAAGACTTTAAAAGCAAGCAAGATTACTACGCTACGGCGTTACATGAGTTAAGCCATTGGACGGGTCATAAGAGCCGTATTGACAGAGACTTCTCAAAATCTAAGCGCTGGGGCGATAGTGCTTATGCTTTTGAGGAATTAGTCGCGGAGCTGGGCGCCGCTATGTTATGCGCTCATCTCAAGATTGACGGGCAATTACAGCACGCCTCTTATATCGCGTCATGGTTAAAAGTATTAAAGCAAGATAGCAAGGCAATTTTAAAAGCCGGTGCAGAGGCGCAGAAAATCCTAGATTACCTTGTCAAGGTAGATGAGGTGCAGGAAGAGGCGGAAGACTTAAAAGCCGCTTAATGATTGTTTTACCCTTGCCGGCGGGGTTTGCCGGCGTCCTAATCTAATGAGGTGAATTATGAATGTAATTATGACAATGGAGCAATACGAAAAAATCCGCCGCTTATCTGATTTTGCGGACTGGTACCTAGATGACTATCCCCGCGATAGCTATCCGGAGCAATACGAGAGCGACAAGGAAGACATCACGCAAGCGCAGGAAGTTTTACAGCTTATAGATGAGTGCCTACTTAACGAGACCCCTAAATTTGAACCAGTACCGGAGGAATTATGAGCATTATTAAGCCAATTAAAAAGATAGCTAAGCCGCGCAAGGTCAAACCTAAGATAAGCCGGCGCATTGTAGAAAAGCGGGTTTATCCGTCCGGCGGGGCGCGTATGAGTACGGCTCAATATGTCGCGGCTTACTATGACGCGAATTGCACCGTTTGGGGTTGTACTAGCGGCGCAAGTGTTTATGAGAATTGTTTTAAAGCGGCTTAGGGCGCTCTTGTAACGGGTTGAGGGGTTTATATGCCCCTCTTCATTTAACGCGCTTAGGCGCTTATTTAAGGGGTTTTATCATGCTTAAAAATTGGCACATGGTTTTATTGATGGTTTTATTGTTTATTGCCGCTCAGTTGGTTTGGGCTTTTTATAGATAAGGGGATTAAAAATGAAGACTTATAAAGTGGAATTGATTGTAAAAATTCAGGAAGAGAGCTATCCGGATAAGTGGCTAGCGGACGCGGTTTATGAGCTGCTGGAACCTGAAAACGGGGAGGATATAGTCAAATACAGGGTTACTGAGTTAAACCCTGAGGAGGCTACATCATGCGCCTAAATATTTTTGTTGATACTGAAGACGGGTACCTATTGGGAGAGTCTTTGGTCGAAATTGGTATGTCAATCGGACAAGGGAATAAGAGCGGGAGCAGGGAGGACAAGGAACGCTACTACTCTTGGGAGTTAATCTATCCGGAGGGTGAAATTCCCCGCGCGCCCGCGCAAGGCTTTATCTATACCCCTAGCACCAAGACTGACATACGCGAGACTTTTAAGCGCTTTGGCTGGACTCCATCAGAAGGGAGCCGGTAATGCTTTATTTTATTGTCTTTGTCTTTGCCTTTGTTATTGGGTGGCTACTAGCTAATTCATGGTAGTTGCGCCTTTAATCAATTCATGTTTATAATCACCATGTCGCGGAGTGAAGCCCGTATGATGTTAGAACCCCTTAACGGGTATTTTGTAGGCTTAAATAAGTATGAGAGCATTTATTTAAGCCGCTTCACTACAAAGTATCCGCTAAGGGGTTTTTCTATTCCTACTACTTTATTCCGTAACGGTTGTAATCGGACGGGAATGACGCCAGCGATTGCAATACAAGCGGACTGGGGGAAAGTAGATGTAATACCGCACATATCGGTGGCGAAGCTAGTGCCGATTCTACGAACGACTGGCGGGTGTAGCGATTCCGTACTGGGAAAGTTATTGAAGGCACCTAAGGATAGGCTAGGTGCGCTCAAACCGTTTGGGATAAGTAGATACGATATGAGTAAAACCATACATAAATTATTAAAGAGAGCCATGATTAACTCATGGAGAATAGACCGCGAACCCTTGTCCAATAACGAATACGCGGAGTTGATAGTCAATACCAGCAGAAAATTTATTGTCAATAAAAGTTGGAAACAGTTAAGACTTGAGGCAATAAAGAAGTACGGCAATAAGTGTTGTAAGTGCGGGAGAGTAGGGTCAAGGCGTTATCCAATCAATATTGACCATATAAAGCCCCGTAAGTATTACCCTGAATTGGCTATGGATATAAACAATCTTCAGCCTCTTTGTGGGAGATGTAACAGGGAAAAGGGAAACAACAATAGCATTGATTACCGTAGCCCTTGTATTGTCTTTTAACTAGGAGGAAGTATGAAAAAAGTAGAACCCGTTGTACCAGTATTCAAGTTGTATGTACCTAAACCACATCCAATGCAGCACCGGATAGATGAGTTTATGGCTATACCATCCCTTTATAGGAGTGAGTATGAACGCAAATGAACTAGCTGATGAATTAGTTGAGTGGTATGAAGATTACAAGGGTCGGTTTGATTTAATTGATGAAGCCATTGTTATGCTACGCAAGCAACAAGCCGTCCTGATAGCAGAGCAAGAACACAATGAGATGTTAGAGGCTGAATTAAAGGCTATGAGGGAGCAATTAAATGCCAATCAAGTCTGATTTTTGGTACATCTTGCAACGCGAGATAGAGGCTAGAAAAAAATTACGCAAATCTATTGCATAATCGTTTTAATCGTAGTAATGTCTTACTAATTGTCCTAACTAGATGGAGGTAAAAATGATTTCAAATATGCCGGAACCAAAGTTTTGCGTATCCTGCTTGCATTGTTCAACGCTACACGACTCCCATGTCTGTATGCACCCTAAAGCTCGTAAATATGACCTCGTAACGGGTCATCGTGGCAATTCTTTTGCTAGCGTGATGCGTAGCGATAATTATTCATGCTCTATTCATGCGAACTGGTTTACCCCGATTGTCGAGGATGCCGACCTTGACGATTTATCCACAATCCCATTCGGCAAATAATGTCCTAACTAGGAGAAATATCATGGTAAGAACCGTAGGTAGTAAAAACAAACCTAAATTTCCAGTAAAACCACCAATCAAGGCGGTTATCGCTGGTAATAAGGAAACCATTGCAGTATTAAGAAAAGAGATAGAGCGTCTGAAAGCTATTTTAGAGCGTCAGGATGCAGCAGTAGCGCAAGCTAAAGACCAAGTAAGCGACTTGCTAGCAGATGTAGAGTTTTACCGTAAGCAAATCAATCACTTCTTAGCACTTGTAAACATCTTAGCTAAGGGGCAATAACATGGCTAATGACAGAGCAGATTTCGCGCCCGAGATACGCAACGGCGCATGGTGGTCTGGAGACTCTAGGAAGGCGGCTAATGGCAGAGGGAACGAGGCGGTCTTAGAGAAGCTAGGATTAAAAGAACGCCCTAACCTTGACGGGGTAGAGGCAGTCCGTATGGGTCATGTAATGGAACCCGTAATCGGAAGACTAGCACAAGACAAACTCAAACTCGAACTCAAGGAAGCCCCTTATGCTCTTACGCACCCTAAAGAGACTTGGCTACGGTCTCACTTTGATTTTATTAGCGCCGATGGCAGAACTCTTGTGGAGGCTAAGAATTACAACGCAGCCGTCCGTAACAAGTTTGATGCGGAAGCTAACATTATTCCTCACGCGGATATGGCGCAAATTATCCACGAAGCAACCGTTCACCAAGTTGATAGAGTGGTACTTGCAGTCCTCTTTGGTGGACAAGAGTTTTGCACTTTTGACTTTACTATCACGCCGGAGCAAAAAGAAGCGCTGATAAAGGACATGGCTAGGTTTTGGGGAGCAGTAGAGACCAAGACCCCGCTAGACCCTGAGACAACAGAGCAGACCAAACTCATCTATTCCAAGGATAACGGCTCAACAGTCTATGCCAATGCACAAGTAGAGCGAGCAGTAAACCAGCTCAAGAATTGCAAGGCTCAGATTAAAGAATTGGAAGAGTCCGAAGAGCAGCTCTTGACGGCATTACAGGGCTTTATGAGAGAAGGCTCAGAGCTTTTAGGAGTGGATGGCAAGGTGTTGGCTACTTGGAAGGCTAGCAAGGCTTCTAAGCGCTTTCAGGCGGATTTATTTAGAGCTGCTATGCCTGACATATACGACCAATTTGTAATGGAGGTTGCCGGTTCACGCCGCTTCTTAGTTAAATGATATTCAATAGACAAAGCGCTTTCAAAGAGCCTAATAAATTAACTCTTGAGCAAAGGATTGAAGAGTTGGAAGCTAAGTGCTGCTTTCTCGAATCTCAATTAAATATGACGGTTGAGACTGACCCTTGTTTTTACAGGGGATGGGATAACCGCCCTCAGATTGGTTTGATAAGAGCTATCAATTTAATCCTAGACCACTTAGGAATAGTTTTGTATGAGACGCCACCAATAAGCTCTCAATACATTGTTAGAACTAAGAAGGCGGTTGCAGCAGAAAGGACAACTAAATGAGCAACATTGACATAGCAGTCTGGATTATGGCGGTGTCATCAATCATTGACACTATCTACACACTATCGGAGATGATTCATGTCTAATATCGTACCGTTTGGAGAAATGCAGGGCATGGCTGAGGCTATTGCTAAATCAGGGCTATTTGGCATGAAGGACACCAATAGCGTATTGGCTTTAATGGCTGTGGCTCAGGCGGAAGGATTACATCCTGCTACCGCAGCTAGGGATTACCATATCATCCAAGGGCGCCCCGCGCTCAAAGCTGATGCTATGCTAGCGAGGTTCCAAGCCGCCGGAGGGAAAGTCGATTGGAAGATTTATACCGACCAAAATGTAACCGGAATCTTCACGCACCCCAATGGCGGCTCCTTGGAACTATCTTGGACGCTTGAACAGGCTAACAAGATTGGACTTAATAAGCCCGGCTCAGGATGGGCTAAATACCCTAGAGCAATGTTACGCGCCCGAGTGGTCTCAGAAGGCATTAGAACGGTCTATCCGGGCTGTGTCATCGGTACCTATACACCTGAGGAAGTCGAAGACTTTGACACGCCAAAAACTGAAAAATTTATGGGGCGGGGAGAGATAAACATAACGCCTCCGCCGGTCACCATAGAGAACCTGAGAGAAGACCCAGTAAGCATTACGGTTGATGCAGAGCCTAGCGCTCCTACTTATGCCTTGATGCTACCGGACGGCACCATCTATTCAAAGCATGAAGAGATTGAAGGATGGATTGCTGCTTATGCAGATTTATTTGTCCGTATCAGAGACTCAGCAAAAATTAAAGAGGATGAGAAGCACGCAAAGATTGACGCGCTCAAGAAGGCGAACTACATTGTCCTCGGTGTTATGAGTGCTGTGCAGAAGTCTCAGGTATTAGCAGCTATCGCGCCCAAGGGAGTACAAGAAAGCCCAAAGGAACATGGCAGCCAATCAACTACGGAAGCGGAAGTTACGATGGAGTCCCCGCAGGGATGAACCAAAGGGATGCGGTGCTGCATTGGTTGAAGACTCGACCATTGACAGCGCTGGAAGCCTTGGAACATATAGGAACGATGAGGTTGGCTGCTCATATTGAGGTGCTAAGAAAATCTGGACACAACATTAGAACTGAAGATGTTAAACAAAACGGGAAGAATTTTGCCCGTTACCACTTAATACAAAGGAAATAGCATGGCGCATATACCAAGTGAAGGCAAAGGAATTTTGTCTCGTAATCAAAAGAAAGCAAGCGAGAAATCGCCGGATTGGAAAGGGCAGATAAGAGTTAATGGAGAAGATATTAAGCTGGCGGGATGGGTCAAGGATGTGGGTTACGGTCCATTCATTACATTGTCCGTTGATAACTGGAAGCCCGAAGGACAACAAAGTTACCCAAGAGATGTTACCCCCGATGCCGGAGATGTACCCTTCTAAGGAGAATAGATATGAAAAAATTGACTGCGATTGTATTGTTTGTTTTGTTGAGCGCAAATTGTTTTGCAGCCACTAAATGTGAACCTGACGGACGCGGCGGTATGTGCTGTTGGGATACTAATACAGATGGTCCTTTTAAGCCAATAAGCTGCTAATGATTATTTTGGCGCTTCCGCTCCCTCCTAGCGTTAATTCCTACCGGACTGTTTACAGGGGAAGGATGGGGATTACCAAGGAAGGACGGGCGTTCAAGGCGGCTGTTGCAGATTATGTTGTTGAGTACAGAGTACCCAAACTCGGAGATAGTAAATTGAAAGTAACGATGGTGCTGTTTCCAAGAGACAAGCGCAAGATAGATATTGATAATCGCATCAAAGCAGTCCTAGATGCGCTTGAAGATGCTGGAGTATTCAACAATGATTTTCAGGTTGACCACTTAGAAATCATAAGGGGCAAGACGGTTAAAGGCGGCGGAATCAGAGTGATGATTGAGACCATTGAAGAGACCTCCTCAAGCCTGAATGAGAGTCCCTCAGCGGACAGTTAGGACACTTACGGGGCAGAGTTTTCAGGTAGCCCCATCTACAAGGAATAAATATGACTTATTCACCATACATACCAAATGACAGCATTGTTGCATTTATGCCAGAACCAAAATATGAAGGAGGTTGGCAGATAGGCGGTAATTGGACAATTTATGTTTTAGAAAGACCAACGGATGAACAAATTAAAAACACCGAAGAATTGCTCGGTTGGAAATGGATAGAAAAATGACAACTTTTACAACAGAAGATAGAGAGAACGTAATGACTGAAGAAGTTAAAGAAGAAAAGCAAAGACCGCATTTATTTATTGCGACTCCAATGTACGGTGGTATGTGCGCTGGTTTTTATACTCAGAGCATTGTGCTGATGCAAAAGCATTTAAACGAGATTGGCGTTGATGTCACCTTCTCTTTTATGTTCAATGAGTCTTTGATTACTCGCGCCCGTAACGCCTTGGTTAAAGGGTTCCTAGCCAGTAACGCAACTCACTTGATGTTTATTGATGCAGACATTCGTTTTAACCCTGCTCAAATGCCGCGCATGATTGAGGTGGACAAAGACATTATTTGCGGTATCTACCCTAAGAAGGAAATCAACTGGGGCAGCGTTAAACAGGCTATGGACAATAATGTTCCTGACGATAACCTCAAGTATTACACCGGCTCTTTTGTTGTGAATCTAGTAGATTATTCAGGTTCGGTAACGGTACCAGTCAATGAGCCAGTAGAAATCTGGAATGGCGGTACAGGATTTATGTTGATTAAGCGTCAAGTATTTGAGCAGCTTGCAGATAAAGTACCTTCCTATACCAACAATGTACTGGACTTAGCGGGTACTCTTAAAGCAGATGAGATTAAGGAATATTTTACGACCAGCATTGAACCAATCAATAACACTTTGCTTTCAGAGGATTATCACTTTTGTAAGCTCGCTAGAGATAACGGCATCAAAGTATGGGCTGCACCTTGGGTCAGCTTAGGACACATGGGTAGCTATTTGTTTGAAGGACAGCTAATTCCTTCGCCTTAATGTTTTGGAGGGGAGGCTCCGGCTTCCCCAAGCACCCAATGATTCATAGTTTCACCTTTAGCCAAATACGCTCATGTAACCAATAAAGCGCTATCTTGGTAAATAGCTCTACAAACGCAATAGAGAAGGCAAGAGAAGCGTGTCCTGTGATAATCCAAGACAACACAAAAGTATCAAGGCTTCCTGTAATACGCCAAGTGACCGCCTTCAATAACGACTTGTAGTGTGAATCCATTAACGGCATCCCCATCTGCGTCTAGCTGCTTTGCCTCGCTCACCCTTCCAATTCTTAGAACGCGCACAAAATGATTTATGTCTTGGTCCTGATTTTGTTGGTGCTTTTAATTTGCTTCCTGTTGCTCGGTTGTACTTCTTTCTTCCTTTGGCTGTTAATCCTCCGCCTCGAGATACGGGCAACTTCTCGCCACGACCAACGGAAAGATTAGTGTCTTTAGCCATGAATGTCTTTCAGAAATAAAAGCTCTTCAGCTTGTCTGCGGCGCAATAGTCCAGCCATGTGTTTGCCAGCAGCCATATCCCATTTTTCAAACTCATGCGCGGCACCTTCATAGTCTCCGGCATTTAGTTTTTTGAGCAATGTAGAGCCGTTAAGATTGCCGCATCCACAATTAAAAGCAAAATCTACTAAGGCATCAAACTCGCCCTGAGTAATCTCTACGGTCACCTTGGCATTAACATCTGCGGCAGCTTTAGCCACATCTTGCATCAAATAGTTTTCAGCTTGCTCTTGAGTAATTGTCATACCTGAATGGACTTCAGGACCGGTATGACCATAACCAATAGTCCAAGGGTCTCCACCAGTAGCAGGGTCAGGATAAGCAGTAAGCCTAACGCTTTCAAATTGTTCTGTAAGATGTAATCCGTCTTTAGAGTATTGCATCATTTAGCTCCTGTTACTTGGTCGTATTGGGCGTAACAGGCTGAGAGGGCTGTTCTGAGCTTGTCTGCTCTGGCAGCTTCCCCGATAAGAAATTCTGCATCCTCGGCAAAAAGGGTTGTCCCAGTTCCACTTTGTCCATTGCTGGATACTTTATTTGCCCTACTGGGGCGGTTCCGCAACTCGATAAGAGCATTAGCGAGCTGATTGTTAATAGCGTCAATTTGAGCATCTTTGTCCTTTCTAATCTGGTCGGTAGCATCTTGAAGCTGATGTTCTTTTTCTCTAGCATTGGCAATCTCTTCTGCTTTGTACTCTTCAAAAACATTATGCTCATGTCTGCCGTAGCCAACACCAGCTAAAGCAATTACAGTCAACGCAGCATAAATATAAAAACTAATTGGAAGGGGAAACATCGCTACCATCCTTTTGAGTGGCGGCTTTAGCTCCAATCATCACACCAGAACCACCTAAAACGGTGCCAAAACCAATGCCTAATTGCGAGAAATCAATGGGATTACCATGTAAAACATGAACAAAAGCAATTCCCAAGAAGCCAAACAGAGCAGCAATAGCACAAACCCTAGCAGCACAATAAGTCTCATTGTTGTCTTCAGTCAGAATATCTTTTAATAACTTCATTTTTTAGTCGTAATAGTGTCTGAACCCTTAGTGACAGTCACCTTATCTCCGTCAACAGTAACGGACATTGGAGGCTCTTTGTCAGCAAGATGGTCTAACTTTCCAATTAAATTTTGAATAACTTGAAATTCAGGTCGCTCTTCTTTTTCTGTGGTGCCTGATACTGCGTTCATCATGTTGATGATAGCCATAATTGCACCGCCAGCCATACCAATAACTGCGGCAATTTTAGAAGCATCTAAGAAAATACTTGCAGCAACGCTGATTACAATGATTGCCGTAATGTAGGCAAGCCCATGTTTTCCAATGGACTTACCGGCAACTTCCTTTGCGGATTCAATATTTGATTGCTCGCTCATTTAAAGCCTTACTGCGGTGTATAAATATTGACCACGCTGATATTTTCGCCTAATGATTTAGGAGCGTCACCCGCTACTTCAACAACAACTTCAGGAGGCACGATTGGCTCTGGAGCTGGTGCTGGCTCAGGTACATTAGGGACTTCTACTACTGGTGTTACATCTTGAATGTCTGTCATTTTAATATCCTGTTGAGGTTCCATCATTTTTAACTAAGTAACCCTCCAAAGAAACCGCTACTGTTGAGTTACCGCTATTGGTATTTGCTTGCCATTGAATGTCAGTACCGGCAGCATAAACCGTTGGCGCTACACGCCTAATTTCAAAGTTTGCAGTAAAAGGTCTTTTTGTTAAAACTTGCTGAACTCCAGTAGAGCTTATAGTTACAACTTGATAACTGTTATATGCAGTAGAAGCAATAGCTGTAGCAGTAGAAAATACTTGTGAACGAGTCAAATAAAAAGTGTTATTAGCTGGAACGGTGTACCAACTATTTTGAGATTTTCCAATGCCGGTAACAATCTTGGCATAGGTATTAGAGGTATTTCCGTCTGAACTGGTCAAGGTTACATTGGCTGCTGGATTACCGGACACCACCACAAGATTATTAACTCGAAAATAATTGTTAGTGGTAGCTACTCCAGTGGAACCATTCAAAGTTACGGTTTCAGTAATTGGGTTGTAATTAGCGTCTAGACCGTTAATTTGAACTTTAGCAGTATCGCTACCAGTACCGGTCATTAGCATTGAAATGGCTGATGCTGGATAAGTGTAAGCGGTATTGTTTTCCCAAATAGGAATAAATGAAGCACCTACAGTTGATTGATAACCATAAATATTGACTACGCTATGGTAGGGAATCTGACCTCTTGCTACTTGCAAATCAAAAGGTTCTGTCCTTCCATGTTGGGTCATTGAGAAGGTAGATTGAGTAGCCATTTAGTACACCTTCTTCTCTTTGGCTCCAGATGGACTTAGTTTTGTGCTGAAAGCACCTTCGGCAAAATCAAAAGTGGAGCGATAGCCGCCCTTTGGCAGTTCACCGGTCTTCCATTTAGTCATTCCGGGGCTTCCATCTCTCGGTAACTGTGGGCGAATCGCGGTAGCTACCTGCTGATTTTGCTCATGTTCCCTCTGGTGTGGTCTGGTTTTCATGTTGTTTCCTTTCCTTTGCGTTTATCACAAGATAGCTGAATACTACAAATATTGCTAGTGTTGCTACTCGGTCCCATTCCGGACCCCACATCACCCAACACGCTAGACCGCATGACATTGAGAGTGCCATAATCGTTATGAGCCGGTCTGAGATGACCGTTAATGCTACTTTGATGACAGTAATTGCGTCCATGAATATCCCCTATTCGATTAAAGATACTCATATTCTAACCTTACTCATCGTCATCATCAACAGCAAAACCACTTCCCCATTCGTCATCGTTCATTTTTAGCTTGATTGCTTCTAGCTTCAATGCTCGGTCTAACACCTTAGTTTTATCTGTAATGCTCGCCATAGGGTCAGCCATCACCTGAGTCAACATTGATGAAATAGCTTCTTCTAAAGCGCCGTTTATCCCCTTTTGCTTCTTAGCCACGCCGCACCTTTCTTAGCTTTCGCTTTGCTTTTTTTTGCGATTTACGAGATTGGTTTAAAGCTGCGGCAACCGCTTGCTTCTGCGGATACCCTTCACGAACCATTTTGCTGATATTTTTGCTAATGGTCTTTTTGCTAGTACCTTCTTTCAATGGCATCACAAACCTCCAATGGCTTTGTTTAAGCTGTAACCAGTAACGGCACTACCCAATCCGATTGCGCCAACCCAAGGCAAAATACCTTTAAGGGCGGTTACGGCTTTTGCTTTATCTACTTCTTTAGCTTTGACATCACGGATTTTGTCTAGCATTTCAATGGTTTCTTCGCGGGTAGCAAGACCTCTTCTCTCCAAGCCTTTGACATAAGTTTCAGCAGCGCTAATGCTGCGGTCAGTAGTCGTTGCATAGAATATATCTCTTGAAGATTCGCTTACAAACCGTTGATTTTCTTTAGTTAAATCTGAGAGTTTTTCAGCTTTGCCTTGTGCGCGTTGAGATATCTCTTTAGCGCGCTGAGACAGAGCCTTGGCGCCCGCAGATTTCTCGGCAGCTTTGACTTCATTACGCGCAAGCGTTTGTGCATATTCTTTTACCTTTGCAGCAACGGCAGGGAACTCTTGAAGATAGGCGCCTTTAGATGAGTTAATCCAAGCGTCAACGGCTTCAGCAGTATTTAATTTAGACAACTCATTAACAGCGTGTTGAGCAGCAAATGGTTCTAATGCTTTTTTGCTAATGTCCATCTTTTCCAAAATACGAATCTGCTCTGGAGATTGGAATACTTTATCTGGAATTTGAGTAGCATCAGCTTGAAATACGCCCTTTAATCCTTCAATTTCTTGGGTCAACACTTTGCCAACCTGAGATTCGTAGGTATTTAAAGGCTGGCTCATCTTGGCATAAACCTCTCTAAAGGTTCTGCCGGTAGGAGCAAATCCCGCAATTGGTTTACCGCTTTCGCTGACATAGCCATACACAGAGTCTTCTAGCTTTTCTGCTAGCTTACCCATGTACTGCTGTTTCATAGCGTCCGCGCCTGTCATTGTCGGTTTGTTGGCTATTTTTTTTGTTTCTCTGATAACTTTCTCAATCTTTTCAATTTGAGAACGAACAATTTTTCCTTGAACTTGTACGCCAGATAGGGTTTCCATCAAGTCTTTAGCGGCTAATTGCTCAGATGCGGTGTATTTTCCAGCGTTAGCAGGAGACGCAATATCTTTAAGGTTTTTTAAAAACGCTTGACCGGTTTGAGATTGAGACCAAAACTTGCCAGCAGCCTCACTTGCTTTGCCTTCTGCAAAATAAGCGTCTTTAAGAACATCTGCAGCTCTACCTCTAGCAACATCTAATTGCTTTTCAACGCCTTTAGCAACGCCTCTAAGACCTTCTCCGACTTGATATTCGTTAGTAGGTCTGCCAATCTTGTTTAAAGTGCTTTGGCTTTCAGCTTTGGCTAATTGAGCATCGGCATCAAAACGCTTTGCAGCATCACGAAGATTGATTTCTTGGCGTTGTTGGTCGGTGTAAATCTTTTCTTGACCGACTTTTTCAGTTTCTTTAATGCGGGTGCCAGCTTTCTGTCCAAGCTCTTCAGCGGTGGTTGTCATCTCGCTTAATGCTTTTTCTAGTGGTTTTCCCCTAGCTTTAGAGACAATCTCCATGCCTTTTTCAAGCGGCTTTTTGATTACATTCTTAACAATTTGACCGGGAGTAACAAATCCACCGACAACTTCGCCGCCTGTACGATAGCCTTCTAGCTCGGGACGAACACCGGGTTTTGCGCCAACAACCTTTTCAACTTGCTGAAATCCTTTTTCCACATCTTCAGAGCGAGGAAAGAATGTTGGTGAACCCATAAAGGTACCAGTTTCACCTTCTCCGCCAAAGAATTTAGGAACGGTAGTGGTAGCAAAGTATTCAATATCACCGGGACCGCCAAGCGTGCCAGCGGCAACACCGCGAGCAACTGCGCCAGTCTTTTCCATTGCAGTAGGTTCATCACCTCTAGGTCCAGCATCCACTTGAGATAGACGCATACCTCCGCCTGAACTTGTATCTCCGGTAATCTCAGATAGCTTTGTCATTTGGCTTTTACCTCTTCTACATCGTAGTCAACAATATTGCCTTGTCCATCCTTGATGACGCCAGTAACTTTGTAGCGCTTTTCACCTTTTTGAACAATGTCACCAACGCTGTAAATAGCAGATTCAGGAGCAGGAACCTCAGGAACCTTTCCAGTCTGCTCATAGTATTGGTCATATTTTCCACGCAATGACTTGAGACCGGGATAATCAATCTCAACAAGCGAGTTGGTTTTAGTAAAATTGTCTTTAACTTCTTTGAGACGCTCTCTAAGCGCACCAGCAGTAAGACCACGCCAACCATATAAAGGCTCAAGAATTTTTTGTTCGTTTGCAGTAAGCGCTTTACCGCCAAGCTGGAACTCAATAGCCTGAATACGAGCCAATTTAGATGACAGCTCAGGGAAGTTTTCACGCAAGTTGTTAAGAACAGCCGGCGTAAATTGAGTTGTTGGATTGATAAATTTAGAGTATTTAGGGTTATCCAATAAGCTCTGGATGTCTTCCACATTCTTAATTGACTGATAACGAGCGCGGAACTCATCGCGAGTCTTAGAATCTTTAGGCAGCGCACCTTCAGCGCTCTTGGAAGTCTTAACAGAGCGGTCTAATACCTTATTGATGTCACCTTTAATTTCTTGCAGATACTTGAAGTACGGCTCTAAACCTTGCTTTTCAAGAATCTGTTTACCAATTTGACCACCCATCTTCGCTGCGGACTGGTTTGCTAATGCTTCAGCTTCGCGTCTATCGGTTGCCATCATCTTGTAGGCTCGGTCAGCATCCTTGTAAGCATCATCAATAATAGATTTGACCTTGGTCATCTCTTTGTCAAACTCTTGCTTTTCACGATTCCATAAATCTGAACGACCTTGCTGCCAGCCTTTCATCATTCCAGACATAGAGTTCATAGAGCCAATAGCGGACATTTTGCCAGCGCCACCGACTGCCATACCAATAACGCCAATCAAGCTAAACAAAGTAGCTAGTTCAGGGATGTTTTCTTTGGTTGGATGAAGCTCGGGATAAGGAAAATCTTTACGAACTTGGTCCACTTTAGCTTCAATAGCTTGTGTTCTTTCACGCTCTTGAGTTGCAATAGAGGCTTGTACATCGGCTTGATATTGTTTTTGAGCCAATTCAGTAGCGCCAATCTCTTGACCTAATTGTTGTTGACGCTGCAACACTCTAGCTTCTTCTTGTTGAACGCCGCCCAAAGACTTAGGTGCCTTTGTCATGTCAATGCCGGGAACGCCACCAAACTGAGTCTTAATTGCTTGCTCAGTAGGCGCAGCCGGTAATGTGAACGGCTTTAAATTAGCCGATTCTTGAGGGGTAACTGGGTTAATTGGGTCAGCCATTAGACGGTCCTCGCCATTGGTAATCCAGCCGCTATTCCGGCAAGACTTGTGTAGAAGTTAGTGCTTGCTTGATTCAATTGTTGGTCAAGCTGCATACCGGTACGGATAGCGCCAAGAGCAATCTGGTCACCAATCTGGCTTACTTGCAATCCGTAGTTGTATTGGTTTGTTAGCAATGTTTGACGGAAGGCTTCAAGTTGAGTGGCAGCTTGTTCAGCGCCAACACCACCACGATTAGCTACACCTTGAGCCAATTGAGCTTGTGCAGCCTTGTAAGACTGAACGGATTGTGGAGTTAATTCACCAGCTCCGGCAGCTCGAATTAAGTTTTGACCAGCCGTTTGATACGGTTGAGCAATAGCTTGTTGTTGTTGAGTAGATTGACCAATTTGATTTACGCCTTTTCTGTATTGTCCAGCGCCATATAAACCTAATCCACCAGCTAAACCAAGACGAGCAAGAGTATCTGGAGACATTCCCAAAATTTTTCCTGTTTGGTCTTTAGTGGTTTGGTCACCGGGTATTGGTTGTGTACCGTAAGTAGGTGTGGATGATGCCAATAAATCAGATTGTTGTTGAGCCGTCAAAGCTGGCTGTTGAGCAATGCTAGCTCTGTAATCCGCTAATTGAGCAGCGTTTGGTTGTGAGCCAGCTTGCATTTCTGCAACGCTAAGTCCTGAAGTGCTTGGGTCATAAAAGCTAGGCAAATTAAATTGACCGGCTTGAGATTGTGCGTTTACAGCAGGAGATTGTGCGTTTACAGCAGGAGCTTCTGCGCTTACAGGGGCAGCCGTTTGACCACCATATTGTGAACCGGTATAGCTTGCTTGAACATCAGGCGCGGCAAATTGAACTGGAGGACCAGCTTGTTCTGGAGGAGGGGTATATCCCATTTCAGAATAAGTAGGACCATAATCATCAAATTGAGGAAGACCAGTCTCAGGGTTAATTGTTCCACTACCGCCACGCTTTTTAAGAAGCGCTGCCTCTCTAGGGTTGATGTGAGCGAGGATGGTATCGCCTTTTCTACCCTTAGATTGAATGATTTTTGCCAATGCTGGCAAATCAAGTTGTAATGATTCAATTAACGCTTTAGCCATATTAAGCTCCGGTTTCGTCTTTAGTTCTTAAAGAAGCCTGATTCCAAACATTAGGTGTAGTTTTCTCTCCACCTCCGATATTAACTGGAGGGCTAATATCCCCACCACCTAAATTTAATGCCTGAGCTAATGCAGAGCTGCCCGGACTTGAGCCGGCACCACCAGTCAATGAACTATAAGTTGGAGCAGCAGTTGGTGTGCCTCCTGCGCTAGCAACATTTGTAGTTCCGGCTGGAGTTGTACCACCGAATAAATTAGCTACATCTTGACGAATAAAAGGCGCTCCAGCAGCGGTTACGGCTCTACTTGTTTCTGGTGAAACATCGGCGCCTTGCAATGCTTGTCCAATACCAGCGGTAATTGCGCCAGTAGCGCCACCAATTTCACCTTGCTTAATTGCTTGTTGTAGGTTGCTTCCAGATAATTCTGCGCCAGTAAATCCGCTTGTAGCACCTGAAGCAGCGCCTCCGGCAACAGCAGCGCCCGTTTTTCCTAAAGCGTCAGTTGCACCGCTAGCTACTTCAGAGCCAACGGCACCGCTAGCTGCGCCAGTTACGGCACCAGTACCAGCAGCTTTTAATACGCCTTCAACATTCTTGCCTTGAACCGCAGCATTGATAGCGCTACTTGCTGCGCCTGTGGCAGCTCCACCAACGGCGGCTACGGTTGTAGCGGCATAGCCAGCATTAGCAACGGCGGCAGTAGCAGTTAAAGTTGCATCGGCAGCCATCGCAGCGCCAACGGTTGAATCAGTTGCAGCAATAATCGCCGCGCCCATTTCAGGTCCGGCAACAATAGAAGCAGCAACAGCGACTACGGTAATGATTACTGGAGCAGCGCCACCCATTATAGTTTCCCTTCTTTTATCAATTGCTCGGTCAATCTTCCAGCGGTAACGCCGTTACCTAACAATTGGAAGTCAATGCCCGGTCCTTTCGGAACTTGGTCTGGCGTCAATAACCCTGCTTTTACAGCATTATCAATAGCCATTGGATACATTTCAGGTCTTTGCAACGCAGCTTCAGCATATTTTCCGGCTTGAATAACGCGCTGAGGGTCAATGCCAACTTGCTTGATGATTCTTAAAAGATTGGTTTTTGCTTTTTCTACTTCAGGAGAGACTTCAGGTTGACGCTGTTTTTTAACAGCGCTCATCACATCTGTATCCATCTGTTTTTGATTATCAATCTTTGGCTCAATAGGAGCGTTTGGTTCAGCTATTGCCATAAATCACCTCTGTTTGTGTTGCGTTGCACAATTTCAAAAAACCATTTTTTCTTGGGGCGGAGAGAACTTTTTTCATAGTCTAAGAACTCAAATTGAGGGCAGCAGCAATCTGTTCGTGAATGTACAGATGAGAAGCTATCCAATCATAGAAATCTGACTCATTATTAAAGTCCACATCCAGCATATTAAAGGGGTTATTAAGCCCTAGCAAGCCGGCAAAAGCCTGATGTTCGACCTGATGAGCCAATAACCAGTCATCCAAATTTTCTGTATTTGCGTCAATAATGGGGTAAATAGGCACCGAAATGCCTTGGTCCATGAATGTTTCTTGAAATAACTTGTGTTGTATGCCGTTTTCAAACAAAAACTCTCCCAGAGAATCTACATCCCCAAATTTAACTATAGAGAGAGTGTCAAAGTTCATTTATTGTCTGCCTGTCGGTCTAAGCGGTCAAAAATACGACCCAACATACCTTTAATTTCAGCAATATCTATGCGGTAATCGTCTTTACGGACATAAACATCGGTCAGCTCGCGTTCAATTTCGCGTTGGTCAGTCTGCAAATCTTTAATAGCATCCCAGATAACTTTAAAAAGCCATCCAGCTACCGTACCAAAAGCAGAAAAAGCGATGTTTATTAGTGTTTGACTATCCATTAGAAGGTTCCCGCAGTTCCATTTCTTCCGAAAGTATTGGCAATGATGAACCAGTTAGAGCCATCGCCCTGAACTTGAATTGCATCATATTGGTTGGTTAATAATCTGCTTGTTGCTCCGTCAATGGTTTGTGCGGAAGTCGTATTTACCGTTACCGCGTTGGCAGAGCTATCAATTTTCTTAATGCAATAAGTCTTTCCAGTTGCACCTACGGCAGTTGGCAAAGTAATTGCAAAGGCACCAGCAGACACATTGGCTAGGATGGTTTCATCGCTTGCAGTAGCGGTGTATGCGGTGTTTTTAGTAGTAATTGCTGCGCCAATAGCAATGTTGCTGATTGAGCCGCTAGTAATTGTTACATTCGATAGGGTTAGGTTGCCAATAGAAGTAGCAGTACCGCCTAAAGAGATAGTGACATTACCAATTGTGAGCGAGCTGTTAGCAAGGCTACTATTAGGAATTGCTGCATTAATCTGGCTTGGAGCAATGCTGATAGACACATTAGATGCTGAGGTTGCTCTACCTTTAGCATCAAAAGTTACCTGAGCTACTGTGGCTGCATTACCGTAAGTTGCTGCAACAACACCAGAAGTATTGAGTGTTGGGTTAGGGTAAGTACCAGTTAAGTCTCCGCCAGCAGAACCCGATGGAGCAGCGCTAATGGTTACGCTGCCGCCTAAGCTAACGGCTGAACCGTTAATGGTTACAGAGCTATTTACAAGACTTCCGTTACCAATATTGGTCAAAGTGTTTGTTGAGCCGCTAATAGATACGCCAGCAAAAGTTGTAAGCGTGCCACCTAATGACAATGAGCTAGAGCCAATTGTTACTGAGCTATTGGACAATGCTGAATTAGGGATATTGCTTAAAGTATTGCTTGCCCCGCTAATGGTCTTATTTGTCAGAATTTGACTGCCAGTAAGCGTAGCGACTACGGTTGTATCAATT